TGCGTTTCACAGGCGGTGCCTTCGGAAAATTCCAGCGCATAGGTCACGTTGGTGCCGGTGATTGACAGCGCAAGGCCGCCCAGTTGGCCGTCTGCCATCAGGGCACTATGGATCTGGGCCGCGAGGGCCTCGCTGGCCACATCGGGCGCATCTCCGCGTGTGAACAGACGCACGGAAACCAGCAGCTGCCAATCCTGATAAATCGTTGTGTTGTCAACTTCGCCGCTATCGGATACGGGCTCAATGATCACAGCGGGCAATTCCAAACGGCCAAGGGCCGCGCGGCGGGACCGGAATACCTTTAAACCCGTATTGCTCAAACCCCGAACACGCTCCACCACTGCTTGCAGGATGGACTCCCGCACGCTCAGGATATATTTGGGGGTGGCTTGGGATTTTTTGATCATGATTCGTCATCCAGCGGCGTGACCGTGGCCTCGGACAATAGGCCATCGTCAATCTGGCGCACAGTTTCCACGCGATAATCCTCGCCCTTAATGGTGACAACATCACCGTGGCTCAAAAACGAAAAACTGGTGGTGGCAAAGGTCACCTTGCAGGACCGCCCAATAGACATACCGCCAAAGGCATCTTCGTCGGGCTTGTCAAAAATCACAGTCCCTGTTTTGCGGCCACCATTGCCTGTCACAACGGTGGCCGTTTCGCCCATGTCATCAAAAAACGCGCTCATGCGCTCGACAAAGGGCATGGGTCACCTACTTTTTAGACGTTTCTTTGGCGGATTCGTCTTTGTCGGGGATGCGGTAAGGGGCTTCTTTGGTGTAAACGCCGCGATTGGAGCCTATCAAGGAATCGGCGTCTTCTTGGTTTAACGCGAACACTTCCCCAATCTTGGCGTGGACGGTTTCATTGGAAGGCGTGATAACGATGGTTGCTTCTTTGATTAAAACGTTAGGCATAAATTTTCCTTTCAGGTTAATGGTTTAGATCTCAGATTAAGGGGTTAAAGCGTCATCCATAACGGCAAAGGCCGCAGCTTGGCGAATCCCAAAATCCGCGTATTGATTGATGGTGATGCGCACCTGTCCATTGGTAGCCAAGGTGTAGGGGTCAATGGTGATTTCTGGGGAATCAAACAAAGCCAAAACCGCCATGTCCCACATGCTGGAGAAAATCACCGATGAACACACACCGTTGGATGACCCTTTGGTGAGGTTACTGGGCACGTTATTGGACACCGCCACACGGTAGTCGTTCAATGGCTGCGCCCCACCATCCCACAAAAATTGTAGGTTTGTGGCCTTTTGTGTGCCTTTGGCCGTGCCACGGGTTTTGGTGTTGATCAGGTAACCCGCTGTCCCATCGGGCTCTGCGTTGGCGTTGGCCACGGCAGATTCCAAGCCAATGACGTGGGTCCAAGCAAAGTTAGCCCCGTTAGTGCCACCCACAACAGATCCCACGCCGGACGTGTTCCGAATACCCCGCATGGCAGGGGCCGTACCACTTCCATTGATACACTCGTTTTCAATGGTCACAGCCAAGGATTGTAACAGATCATCCCGCAGCATAGCCTCAATGGAAATGCCCGATTGCAAAATGGCCTGCTTTGAATACTCCACAAACGCGCTTTTTCTCCGAGGCGTCAAAGACAATTTGGCCGTTGTGGGCTGGGTTTCCGTTGCCGCTTGAACCTCTGTCACGTTACCAATGGATGAAGCGACCGTTTTGCGGGGGATATCGATATTGCCGGAAAGGCCCGTTAAAAACCGAATTCCCAAGCTGCCCATAACCAGATTGTTACGCAAAACATCGGTAAACATGTCATATCGGGTGTCTGTGGCCACAAGGTTTCCGGCCTCAGAGGCTGTTGCCACATTAAAATCACGACGGAAAATGTCGAAAGGCACAAAAAATCCACCCTCGGACACAGGCTTGCCCGTTCTTTTGGCCGCCGCCGCAACCGCTTCCCGCTCAAGGCCCGCCTGTGACCAATCGCCGGTCAGTTTGGCTTGGATTAAGCGTACCAAGGAAAAGTTCCTGACTTCTTTTTGGGTCATGCCAATGTGAAGGCTGCTGGTGTCCATGTGCTTTGTGGACATTTTGGCCATGATGGTGTCTTTGAATTGCTCCACGGTGTGGCCGCTACGGATGGCGGTTTCAACATCTTTTTCCGTGACATAACCGCTGAAGGCATTTTTCATTTCATAAATGCCATTAATGCGGGCTTGGGGGTCGTGTTGGGTCAGGGCTTCGGTCATTTTAGGTTCCTCTTTCGTGATGGTGATTTGGGGTTGGGCTTTGGTTTGAATGTCAGGCTGGGGTTCAGGGTCAAGGGTGGGGGTATCATCCGACCGCCCCACACCGACGCCAATATCAGCGGGGATGGCCACGAGGGAGATTTCATAGGGCTGCCAGTCCGTGGCCCTGTAAACTTTGGTTTGGCCTTGGCCCTTAACCTCTTCAAATGTATGCACGACGTAACCGACAGACACAGACCGGCGGATGCCGTCCAAAACATCCTGATAAATTTCTTCGGCCCGTGCGCTACGGCCAAAACGGACAACGGCCCTTGCCAGACCGTCGCCCTCGTCAACGGTGACGCTGTCCACAACACCGATCACATCGTTTGGGTCATGATTGACCAACAAATTGGCCCCGCTTTCCAAACGATCCAAACGAATCTCTTGGCTGCGGTGGCCCAAAATCTCCATGCCAAAGGTGCGCTCGTAGGGAACATCCGAGCTAAAGGCCAGCGTGACGGTGCGATCATCCGACGGCTGTAAATCCGCGGTTTTGATTTGCAAGGTCCGTGTGTATTTTACGCTTGTTTTCATGGGGTATTATCCTCCTGTGGTTCAACCGTATCTTGGGCAACACCCATGCCAAGCGAAAAATTCAGGCCCAAACTTTTTGCGTCATCCTGCTCTTTTTGCAGCTGCGCCCAGACGTCATACAGGTCGCGGCCTTGTTGGGCGGCGGCCTCTGTTCTGCTCATCAGGCCGTTATTGATGGCGGCAATGGTGGCCTCAATATCCTTCAGCGGGTCCACCCACGCCCAGCGGCGGCCTTGCCAGACGTGGCGCATGGCCTCCCCCCGATCCCGAACGGACAAGGGTATGCCGCGATCACTAAGAATCAGGCCCTTCAAAATCGCGATGTCCAGCCATGCTTCGTAAACAGGGATTAAAAAAGCCTCAGCAAACCAGTTTTGCAGCAGCATCCAGTTGTCGCGCTCTTCCAAAACGCCAGCCCGAATGGACGAATAATTGACCCCCTCCAGATCGTTCGCCAGTGTGGCATAGGACACCCCAAGACCCGAGGCCGCCGCCTGCAAAAACGACTTTACAAAGGGGCCATAGTTGGCCTCGGGATATGTTGGGTCAAAAGACTGGAATGTTGTTCCCGCGGGCAAAGAATCAATCACGCCCGCCTCCACCGTTGTTATCGATCGCCCTTGGCTGTCTTGGCTATCGGCCAAACCCAGTGATGATCCTTCGGCTGTTGTGAAAAACCCCATCTTGGCGGCCCCCACGTTGGCCGCAATCAGGGCCGCATCGTGAAAAGTCCCCAGCTTTTGCAGGGTTTCCATGGCCGTGTGCATCCATGGCACCCCCCGCACTTGCTCGGGCTCTAGGGGCAAAAAGATATGCAGGATCTGATCCGCGGGGATACGCTCGGTTTTCTGTTGCAGGGCGTTGCCCGTGTAGACCTCGGCGGGGTTGGATCCCTTGAAATGGTACGCCACAGGCCGCCCCACGGCGTTCAATTCCACGCCCATTTTGATGATGCCGCCGTTGTCCAAACGCTTATTCAGCCCCGTGTCCAAACGGTCCACGGCCAAAACCTGCAGGGCAAAATCCCAAGCGTTGCCCGCCGCGGTGCCCTTAATCTTTTTCACAATGGCCTCGCCGTCACGGACAAGGGTTTTCACCAGCAATTCCTGCACACCCACAAAAGACAAATGGCCCGTGGATTCACACACCCCGCGCCGCGCCCATTTGTAAAAACTATCTTCGATCAGATCGTTGGTTTTCTGATTCAGCTTGCCCCCGCGCCGCCCTTGCACGTTTAACAAAAACCCGTTGGGCCCCACGATGTGGGTGGCACACATTTGGATAAACCGCTTAGCGTGGTTATTGTCCCGCATCAGGGACCGCGACCGCGCCCGCATCAGTTCCAGTTGCCCCATCAAATCACTGTTGACGGTTCCAAAAGACCCCGTAAACACATCGTTTAAACGGGTGACAACCCCCGCGCTGAAATTGCGAATTTCACGAAAAAAAGGCACCAAAGCGTGATAGCGGGGAAAAAATACGGGTTGCGCAGGCGCGGGCTGGGGCGTAGGGGTAGGCGGCTGTTTTTTCCTAAAAAACCCCATCTTACCGCATCCTAACATACAAACGGTTGTGGGTGGGCAGGCCCTTGGCCAGTCGCTCGGCCTGCTGATCGGCAAAGGCCTCGCGCTTATAATGATCACGCCACTGCATCAGTTCCAAAATTGGGATATATTTCAGGGACCGCGTCCCGATGGTGTATTCTTGCTGTTCTTTGGTGGACCGGTTTTCCAGCATGGCCTCGATGGCATCCAGCATCCGGCGGGCGTGGGTTCGCGCCTCAAAGGTGCTGTTGGCCGTGGCCAAGTTGGGGGTCACGGTCAACGTGCCTGTTTCCAGCGTCACCCGCACGCCCGTTTTTGTGGCATAGCTGGCCCATTGGTAAACCCCAGCAGGCAACCCCGCCGACTGCACCGCCGTGATGGTGCTACTCCACCCCGTGCCCGAGGTGGTGGCGGTCACATCC